GGCCCAGGAGCCGGAGGACCTCCGGGTGGCGGTAGAGCCCGCCGCCTCCCAGCCGGAGGAGACACCGGAGGAGGGAGAGCCCCTTCTGGCGGCGGTGACTGTTCCCCTTTCAGCGGTGGAGGACGGCTCGGCGGAGGCGCTGGCCGCCCAGGCAGGAGCCAACAGCGTCCTGCTGGACATGAAGACAGACCGGGGCCAGCTGGGCTTCATCTCCCAGCTGGCCATGGCCGCCTCGGCGGGGGTCAACGCCGGACAGGCGGACATCAACCGCCAGCTCCAGGCCCTCAACAGCGGGGAGCTGTACACGGTGGCCCGCCTGTCCTGCTTCCGGGACCACGCCCTGGCCAAGGATGAGACATATGCCATCCGGACCAACAGCGGCTACCGGTGGACCGATCCGGAGGAGCTGCGGTGGAGCAGCCCAGCCAGTCAGGCGGTCCAGGACTATCTGGTCGCTCTGATGGTGGAGCTGGCCCAGCTGGGCTTTGACGAGATCCTGCTGGACAACTGGGGCTATCCGGCGGAGGGAAATCTGGGCTATATCAAGCAGGGGGATGCCTACGACCTGGAGCACCTGTCTCAGCCGGTGGAGGAGTTCCTCGCCAGAGCGGAGGCGGCTCTGGAGCCCTACGGGACGCGGCTGGCCCTTCGGAGCACCTGGGCGGTGCTGGAGGGGGATGAGAGTCCCGGCGGCCAGACGGCCCAGCTGCTGGAGCGGTATGCCCAGCGGGTCTGGCTGGAGGCGCCGGAGGACGGCATGGCGGACCTGCTTTCCCAAGCGGGGCTCCCAGAAGGAGAGGAGCGGCTGGCCCTGCTGGTGGAAGAGCTGGACCCAGACCTGGACTGTTCCCAGGGGATCTGGGACCCGGAGGCGTGAACTCCGTACGAGGAAACAGGCAAGGCGTCTGAGTGAGAGCTCAGACGCCTTGTTTTTCTCCCAAAGAGGGCGGAGCCATGTAGCCCCGCCCTCTGGAAGATAGAATTTACGCGTGGGCCCCGGCATGGGTGTAGGAGGAGGGGGTGGGGGCCGCCTCCCGGGCGGCGGCGGGGGCTTCCCCGCCGCTTCTTCATTGCAAAGGAGGGTTCAGCAATGAGCAATAGCAAACTTATTTCATGTACGCTGATTTCGCCGAACAAGAACAGCCCACGAAATCACAAGATCGACACGATCACAATTCATTGCGTCGTCGGGCAATGTTCCGCCGAGAGGATCGGCGAAATCTTCAAGCCGACTTCGCGACAGGCAAGTTCAAACTACGGGATCGGCTACGACGGGCGGATCGGGCTTTACGTCGATGAAGCCGATCGTTCGTGGTGCAGTTCTTCGGCGGCGAACGATAACCGCGCAATCACGATCGAGGTTGCAAGCGACACGAAGCACCCATACGCCGTGAATGATAAAGCATACGCGGCGCTTCTTGATCTTGTCGAAGATATTTGCCGCCGGAACGGGATCAAAAAGCTGGTATGGAGTACAAGCAAGGACGACCGCGTAAACCACAAGAACGGGTGCAATATGACCGTTCACAGGGATTACGCGAACAAGTCTTGCCCCGGCGATTATCTGTATAACCGACACGGCGAGATCGCGGCGGAGGTAAACAGGCGGCTGGGCGTTCCAGCGGAGGAACAGAAGCCGGAGCAGAAGCCGCAGGGCGACGCGAAGAGCCTTTACCGCGTCCAGCTTGGCGCGTTTGAGAAGAAGGACAACGCAACGGCGTTCGCGGCGAAGCTGAAAAAGGAAGGCTTCGATACCTATATCGTGCAGATCGGCAAGTATTACAAGGTGCAAGTGGGCGCGTTCAGCGTCAAGAAGAACGCGGAAGCTATGCTGGAGAAGTTGAAGAAGGCGGGACACGACGACGCTTTCATTACCTATTCCGGCACGTCCGGCGGGACATCGGCGCGGAAGATCACAACGGGAAGCAAAGTGCGCGTGAAAGCGGGCGCGAAAACCTATTCCGGCGGAAGCCTTGCTTCCTTCGTCTATTCCCGCGATCACATCGTCAAAGAGCTTTCCGGAAAGCGCGCCGTGATTACCTACGGCGGAACGGTTGTCGCGGCGGTGAACGTCGATGATCTAACGCTTGTTTAACACACGCACAACGCACGGTATGCGTTACACAACGCGCGCCGTGCGTTAATTGCGCTATGAAAGGGGACGCAATGAAAAACAAACCTTCGAGCGGGAAGCGGGTGGCGAAGCGCCGCTTCTTCAAGGCTGACGAACGCTTCGCAACGAAAGCTGTTATTGTGATCGCAATTACAACGGCGGCTTTCATCGTCGCGCAGTACGTTTCATTCCTTGTCACGCGGCAGGAACAAACCGTTCTGATCGAATGGTATTTCCGCGCCGTCGTGATCGAATGCGGCGCAATGATGATGAAGCGTCTTGCCGAAGTAATCGTCGGCAGGATCAAGAAAAAAGAAAAAATCGACATAACAGAAAGCGAGGATACAAACAATGACTATTGATCTTACCAGCATTGCAAACGCCGTGATCGCTCTTATCGCGGCTATTATTACCGCCTTCGTGATCCCGTGGATCAGAAGCAAGACGACCGCCGCACAGTTTGAGAAAATCAAAATGTGGGTAACGGTTGCCGTCGAAGCCGCCGAACAGATTTACACCGGAAGCGGCAGGGGCGAAGAGAAGAAAGCATACGTTGTTGAATTTCTGAATAGCAAGGGCTTCAAGATCGACGCGGAAACGCTGGATAAACTGATCGAAGCCGCCGTCTTTAATCTTCCGGACTACTTCACTATTTCCGGCATTCCGGCGGATACCGACAGCAACAAAGAGTAATTGACCGCGCGGCGGATCGCGCTTCCCCCTTTCAGCCTTCCGCCGCATAAAGAACAATCCCCCGTGCGGGCTTTTGAGCCTTGCACGGGGGATTTTTTTGTTTGGTTCACTTCGTATAGACGACGCGCGCTTCGGCGTTGTAAATCTTTTCGTTATCTTCAAAGCAATCAATCGTGATCGTTACATCATCGACGCGATCAACAATCGGGAGCGTTTGCGAAAGATCGCTTTTCCGAACGTATCCGATCAATTCATCTTCTGCAAAAACACGGACGGCGGGCGCGCCTTCGTATTCGCACGTTTCCAAACGACCGTCAATTCCGATCCCGTCGCTTTCGCGATACAGCTTCGCAAGAACACGCTGGCGGCTATCGAATGTTACGCCGGACACAGGCAAAGAAAGAACGCCGTGCGTAGCTTCAAATTCGCGTCGGCGGGCTTCTGCTTCCGCTTGCGCGCGGGCTTCTTCCTCTTGCTTCAAGCGCGCTTCGGCGGCGGCTTTACGTGCCTTTTTCTCTTTGGAAAATCCTACAAGAGCAAGGACAACGGCAACGGCAACACCGGAAGCGAATTCGCCGATCCTGTCCGGAAGGAAGGTGAAGGAACATAAAAGGAACAGCGCGGCGGCAACAAAAAGAGCGATAGAAGATTTTTTCATTCTCATTCCCCTTTCAAATTGTAAAATTTTAAGGCAGAATTCGCCCATTCTGACCTTTAAGACAATTATACGCCCGCAGTGCGCTAAAATCAAGAATAAAGCAGAATATTCACACACGATTTGCAAATAATCAGAATGAAGAGGGATCGCGGCAGAAATGAAGATATACGATTACAACGGCAAAAAGAACATTTGCGGCGACCGATTGCGCGAAGCGCGCGTCGTCCGGCGGCTACGGCAAGAGGATTTAGCCGCACAAATACAGTTGAAAGGGATCAACATGGAGCGGGACAGCATAAGCCGAATTGAAATCGGTACGCGCTTCGTGTCCGACTTTGAATTGAAGATATTTGCAGAAGTGCTGGGCGTTTCGGTAAATTGGCTTTTAGGCATAGACGAATAACGGCGGCGGGGTGATCCAGTCGCCGCTTTTCTTTTACAGGCGCATAAAATACGTATAATTTTTTCTAAAAACCTATTGACATATACGCATTGAAGGCGTATAATAGTAAATGTAAGGAGGACAGCAGATGAAAACAAAAGACCTTATCGAGCTTTTAGAACGAAACGGCTGGAAGTTCAAGCGGCACGGCGCGAACCACGACATATACGTGAAGGACGGTCAAAGGGAAAGCGTCGTAAGGCACAGAGAAACCGACGAAGAGTTAGCAAAAGCAATCATCAAGCGGCGCGGGCTGAAATAAGCCCGCCGCCCTTGGCGATAATATATAGCACAGTTTCAAGGAGGTATTCAGAATGAAAAACGCATATCCCATCGTTATGACGCAGGGAAAAGAGTTCGTCGTGGTATTCGTCCCCGATTTCAATATCAATACACAGGGCAAGGACATTCCGGACGCGATCGAAATGGCGCGGGACGCAATCGGGCTTATGGGAATTGATATGCAGGACGACGGCGAAGCGTTGCCGGAAGCGT